CTCTGGGGTGGCATCACCGACTACATAGCGCAGGTGCCACGGCTCGGATTGTAGTTCCCATGAGAATCCGAAACGCTGAGCGTGTTTGAGCAGCCACGCTAAGCGTGCACCGCTGGCGTTGGCAATATCGACGGCGATACCGAGGTTATGGTTGGAAGTCCCTGGGACCGCCATTGGTGCCATACCTTTTTTCAGGTACCACGCTTTGCCTTTGTAGATGCGCGGCTTTTGTTTGAGGAGTTTTTTGTTCGGGTTGTCGGTGTGCCTCTGGTAGAAGCCATACTCTTGGGTTTCGAGCGAACGGTAGGTGTCCGCTTGCGAGGTTGGGGCGAGGTCGATACCTTCGGCGTTGGCGGCTGCGTCCATTGCTTCGTATGCGTCAGCCGCACAATGATGGAGTTTACCTTTGCCTTCAATGCTGCGCAGAAGTTCTGGACCGAGTTCACCAGGTTTGACGCCTTTCAGATGTGAGCAGAGGGTTACTTTGACGATGGGGTATGGCGTTGCCATTACTTCTTCCCGAACGCTTCAGCAATCTCCTCGCTTGTCAGTTCGCCGTCGGTTGAGGCCGCTGCAAGTTTTTGAATCACTTGGACTACTGCCATGAATCCTGCAAGCAACGCAGATTTGGCTACCGATACGCCGATGACGGCTCCGCCCGTGATGGCTGGGAGGGCGCTGGCAAGGAACAGGGATAGGAGGCGTTGCCCCAAGTCGAGGAACTTTGTTATCACATTTTTGGTAATGGTCATGGCTTTATTCATCTTTCTTCCCCGTTCCTAGTGTGAGTACTGAGTGTAGCACTAGGGCTACTCCTGTAATCCAAAGTGCTTGGCGGAGGGTGGGGCCTGAGAGGGTGATGAGGACTAATCCTGTGCCTGCGAGGGTCCACGAGTTTTCGGTGATGTAGTCGAGTATGCGTTTCATTATCGACGTATCCTAGTCGCTGCTGCGGCTGTGAGGGCTGCGCCGATAGCGATGAGGGCGCGTCGTTCTCCGACGGGGATGTTGGACCCTGTGGGGATGTAGGTGTCTAGGGCGTTTTTGAAGATGTCCACTTTGTCTTCGAAGGCTTCTCGTACTTCGGTGGGGGCGTCTTGGACTGCGGCGATGAGTTCTGCGGTTTGTTCTTCGGTGAGGGCGGCTACGTCTAGGGTTTCAAAGATTTGTTCGGCTTGTTCTTCGCTGATGTTGGCTAGGACTTGGGGGCTGGTGGCTAGGGCTACGGCTTGTTCTTGGGTGGGTTCTTCTTCAAGGATGGCTGTGATGACTTCTTCTAGTTGTTCTTCGGTGATGTTTTCGAATAGTTCTGTGAGTTGTTCTGTGGTTGCCTCGTCAAGTTCCTCGGCTTCGGGTATGGTTGACTCTGATGATTCTTCTTCTGTTTCCTTTATTGGGTCTGGTTCTTCTGGTGTCAATTCTGTTTCTGGGTCATCTGTTTCAGGTTGAGTCGTATCAGGCTCGTCTTCGGGCAGAGTCTCAGGGGTTGTCTCGTCAGGCTCGTCGTCTTCTGGCGGAGGAAGAGTTGTGTCAGGGGGAGGCGCTTCCTCCTCGGTAGGTTCTGTGGTGGTGGTGGGTTCGGGTTCGGGTTCTGCTTCGGTTGTGGTGGTTGGCGGCTCAGTAGTCGTAGTAGTCGTGGTGGTGGAAGTTGTGGTGGTCGTAGATGTTGTGGTGGTGGGAACGTAGACGGTTGTTGTTGTGGTGGTTTCAGGGACAGTTGTTTCAGGGACAGTCGTGGTCGGCTCTGACGTTGTGGTGGTTTCAGGGATGGTTGTGGATGGTGTTGAGGTTTGGGTGAACGCTTCGTCGGGAACTATTGCCCAACCTTCGTCGTCGATGTTCCAGGCGAGCATGATGCACGATGAGCCACCGTTCTCGTACATCCACACGTCAAGCGGTTGGACGCCTGCCTCAATGTCTAGTTGTCCTGATGGTATCCAGGAGCAGCCCTGGTCGTTCCATGATTCGAACTCGTTGCCGCCGATGTTGGCGTAGCCGCCGTCATCTGTAGCCAACCAAAACTCAATCGTCGTATGTTCAGGGATGGTGATGTAGCCAGTCATGTGAACCATGAACAGGTCGCCTGTGCAGTTTTCGTATGGTTCGCCGTCGTAACTGCGGTTGATGTTGTTTTCTGTTTCGGTTCCGCATATCGGATACTCGCTGGTGGAACGTAGCGGTGGTATTTCGTCGATGGTGTAGTAGGTGGTGGCAAGCCCTGGTTGGGGTTCAGCGTTGGCTGGGGTTGTGAGGGCGAAGAATATCGCGGGTGCGAGTATCAGCCAACGAAGGCTGTTATTCGGGCGCACTCTCAACTGCTGGTGTCACGAACTCATCTAAGTCAGCATCATAGGTGTCACCGATACCTGCGTATTTAGACCTGAACCCTGCTGAATAACTTGTTTGCTTCCACTCGCCAGCGAGTCCGAGTGATGCGATGAACGCTTGACCGACTGGTTCTGAGTCAGGGAAGTCGCCGCCACCGCAGTCGTCGTTTGATACGACGATGACCTGCTGAACGATGTTGTCTGAGATTCGTGCGAAATGTGCCATAACTAAACCTTGAACCTTACATAGACGATTCCTGAGCCGCCTGTTGCGCCAGCACGACCATCAGTTCCAGAGCCGCCTGCGCCGCCACCTGTGTTCACCGTTCCGTTTGTTCCCTGTCCACTAGATGCGCCTGCGCCGCCGCCGCCAGTAGCCGAACCGCCACCGCCTGAACCTGCGCCGCCGCCACCACCTGCTACGAATGATGATGCGCCGCCAATGAACGCTGAACAATCATAACCTGTGCCGCCTGCGCCTCCAGTCGTTCCAGAGTTATTGGAACCGCCTGCACCTGCACCACCACCGCCGCCTGCGCCGTCGCTTGCACCTGTGCCACCGTTTCCCCCTGCGTTGCCACTAACGCCAGGTGCCATGCTTGCCGCACCAATGCGAGTTGTGGCGTTGTTCTGATTATTGCCGCCACCGCCTGAGCCGCCTAACTGCGCCAACAGGTTCGTCGTGGCACTTCTTCCACCGCCTGCAACCGAAACGCCACGAGCACCACCGATAGATGATGATGAGCCATTCACCTTTGCGCCTCCGCCACCGATAGTCACCGTTTGATTGGCGTCGAGATAGATAGTTTCTTCCAACACGCCGCCTGCGCCGCCGCCGCCGCTTGCTTCGCCGCCGCCGTTGTTCGCATCTGATGAGCCTGCACCGCCCGAAACGACAAGCACATCAAACAACCCAGCCTTCGTCACCGTCAAAGTACCTGTCGCCGTGAACTGCAACACTCGGTACACGATGCCACCAACAGTCGGGTCAGGTGAGATAGCCGTGCCACCTGTGGCAACACCGTACTCCATAATGTTCACCGTGCTAGTTGTCTGTGACGAAACATAACCCATGTACGAGCGTGTCATTCCGTTACCTCACTAACAAACTCGGAACCATTCCACACATCACCGATACCTGCATACTTCCCACGGTCTTGACCCTCAATCGGATTCCCGTTGTAAGAAGTCTGTATCCACTCACCAGCAAGCCCGATGCTGGCGATGAACGCTTTGCCTGCTGCTTCCGTTGGGGCATCATCGTTCCCGACAACGATGACTTCACGAACAATACCGTTTTCTATTTTCGCAAAGTGTGCCATTATGCCACCACCAATGTCCCTGTTGCTGTGTAATCAAAGTACGAATAAAGGCCGTCTACCGTTGGCGTCCCTGACGTTGCGCCCGTTGCCGTAATCGTTAGCCCGGTTGCGTTGGCTGTTAGGTAGCGCACGATGACACGGCCCGAACCTCCGTTGCCTCCGTTGCCAATATTGCCGCCGCCACCGCCACCGCCACGATTTGCGGGTGCGGTTCCAGCGGGTGCCGCACCTGCGGAAGCGTCACCTGCCGCACCGTTGGTGACTGAACCTGCACCGCCACCGCCGCCCGAATACGCCTGGTTTGTGCCGTTGTAATTGTTGCTCGTCCCTGTACCGCCTGCACCGCCTGTGGTTCCTGCTCCGTTTGCACCTACCGCCGACGCGCCACCGCCACCGCCAGCGTTGGTAGTTGCTGCACTATTGCCGCCTGCGTTGCCCTCGCCGCTAATACCTGCGCCGCCTACGTTTGAGTTGGAACCGCCGCCACCTGAGCCACCTAAACCGCCAATGCGCGTATCTTCTGCTCCACCTGCGCCGCCGCCGTTTGCACCGTTTATAAACGCCGACCGTGTGCCGGGGTTCATTGTTCTATTGGTGCCGCCTGCGCCACCTGCGCCGACCTTGACGGTGTAGGTCGTTTTACCAATGATGCCTGAGCCTGTGACGAAACCGCCACCGCCACCGCCACCGCCGTAGGTGGCTCCACCACCGCCACCACCACCACCGACGAGGAGGAACTCAACAGCAAGCGTCTGCGAAGCAAACACGGCCTGCGACGACTGCGAAGAAATGTACCCAAGTTGGCGACGAGCAGTAGCCATTACTTACGCCGCAATAGCGTTCACGAAACCCGACAAAAGAATCACATCAGCCGTAGCCGCAAACGCCTTCACCACTTTCGCATTCTGCAAAATGAGTCCAGGGATTACTGTCACCAAACCTGCTTCGGGTAGCACAGTGAGTTCAATGTTTCCATCAGCGGCAGTAGCAGTACCCCACTCAATCGTCAGTTTCACCGACGAAGCAGAAGTATTATTCGCATACAACCACAACTCATCAAACGTACCAACCGTCGTGCCAGCAACAGCCGTATGCACCGTCACCGTCGCCGCCGTGCTAGTACCAGTTACCTTGACACAAAGACCATCAGTCGAACCCGACAGTTTCTTCTTCGTAAATGTTGCCACAATGACTCCTAACTAAACACTTGAATCTGAATAATATCAACCGACGGAGGAATAGCCGCCCAAGCAGCATCCGTACCATTGGAAGTCAACACCGTATCAGCCGAACCAATGGCAATACGAGCAAAATCAGGACCCGAACCCATCGTCAACAAATCACCACGAGTCGTCAACGTCGAAGCCAACTTATTCGCCTCATCAGCATCATCCGCCGAAAACACGGGGTAAATCGTCGCACCCGACGCATGAGAACCAGCAGTCGTATCATCCTGCGCACGAGTCAACGTCAACACAGAACCAGAAATCGTCGCCAAACACTTCTCCTCAGAAGCAGTCCCAGGACTAATAACAACAAAAAACGGGACAGCCGCAGTTGAAGGCCAACCAGTAGTAGCAGCAACAGTAGCCGACGTATCACCAGACGCCAAAGCGTTCACAATCGTCGTCTGCGCCGCTGCGCCCTTATATTGTCTACGAGTTACTGCTGGCATACCTGACCTACCTTACACTACGCATGACCACTATAGCAGTACCCTCAAAATCGTTGGCACGGTGAGCGTTCACCAGTTGGGCTATCTGCATCTGGACATTCTCTACCACCACAGCAAAAGTTTCTTCGTTCTCCTGATAGGTGATAACCCTGGGGGTTTCCACGAGGTCACGCAGGTAGCCGAGTTCTCTGTCCACATCCTGCCAATATTCGCGTCCGTTGATGGACAGTTTGTGATGCATGATGAGGGGCACGGAGAAGATTTGGGAACGTAGCGGGGCGGCATAGGCGCGTGCCATCCAACGGGTAAGGGTTGGTCCTGTGGTTGCCGCGGCTGAACGGGTGAGGGTGACTTTCAGTTCGGCTTCAAACACTTTGTCTTCCAACCCGTCGAACGTTTTCTCTTTCGCCCCAACGGTTGAGAAAGGGGTGAAATCGTGGAAGTCGCCACCGTCCGAGGCAACGGACAAGGTGACGGAACCAACGAGAGGTAGGCAACGTAGGTCGAGTTTGGGGATGAACTTCGCATCGGGGACACCCCAACGGTAGATACCTGACCGCAAAAACCCTGACGCAACAAGGTTCGTGGCGTGTTGGGCGTACAACCCTAAACCTGCGACGGTGAAAATAGGGTTGCCACCAAACTCGTGAACATCAGAAATTGCACCCTGACCTGTCACCATCAAATCTGAGGCATACGCAGGCTGGTTCGTGGAAATAAACACCGAGATGTCCATGCGTCCAATACCTGTCGAGGTGCCATCAAAGTTCTTGTATCCGAAATAGATGTATTGTCCGACACCAGCGAACTCGTCAACCGATGAACCCGTCACAATCTTCGGACCAATCACCAAGTTGCCGTCACTATCAGATGAGCAGAGACGGAACCCGTCACTCAAACCGATTGCGACAAACCCTAGATAGCCGTGGACGCTCGTGATGATTTCACCTAATGGCAGTTCAGCGGCAACTGTCGGAATGTCCAACGCTGTACCGTCGGCTTTGATGGTTGTTTTGTAGACGAACGATTTGTTCCCTGCGTAACCTGCGCAATAGATGTGGTTCTGTCCAGCAGCGAAACCCACCCAGTTGAAATCGCTGTTCGGGTGCGTGAACAGAGCAGACGGGTTGTTCGCTGAAGACCCTGGGGTGGTGGTGATGTTCCAAATCTTGCGTTTATCGGTACCTTGCCCTGCGACCATGAGACGGCCTTTGACATACGCCAAATAGCCTGCCTCGATACCCGTAATGTAATTGGATGCCGTGCTAATGCCAGCGTCGGTTTGGTCAATGTCGCCGTCGGCATACGAAAAGAACACGTTGTATCCGTCAGACGCAATCGAAAACAAGTTAGATGCGTTAGTGCTAGTCACCGTCGTAAACGTTGACAGGTCCGTAGAGTATTTGACGGTTTGACCATCCGTAATATACAAACGTGTATCGGCAGTAGCAAGATGCAGATTGCTGTTCGCAGACGAATACTTCTGTACTGTTTCGGGCAGCAAACTCAACTTGCCTTTCTCCCAAACATCCACACCCTTACTGGTATAGAAACGGTAGGCCTCAGCATCGGCAGTATCCGAATACTCTTGCCCAGCACCGTAATGCCACGACGATTGCGAACGACGCCACAACCCCTGCGGGTTCAACGCACCCTCGCCAGGTTCAGCAGACTGGTCCACAGAGTCACGGACACGGGCATCGAACTGGCGGTTGAACGCGTTCGCTGACATGTCCACCATGTATGGGCGTCCGTTGATAGCGACAGGGAAAATGTCGGGAACTAACGCAGTTGCCCCTGTCCCCGTATAGAACCCTGTTGCTGGAAGGAAAGCGTCTGTGAAACGCGTCAGCGTAGCCATTGGCTACTTCCTGAACTTGATGGGATACTGTGCTTTGAGGCGTGCCGCTTCTGCGATGATGCGTTCGCGACGCAATCGGGCAAGAGTTGTGGTGGAATCGCGTACTGCGCCAGGGGGCACTTCGTCGGAGCGACGGGTGTCGCCTTGTGCTTCAATGAAGTTGCGTTTGATTTCTCGTCCGTTCATCATCCGTAGAATGATTCCCGTTTCCACAATGTCTTCACATGTGGCGGGTAGGAAACAGTTGGTGGTGAGGTCGGATGTTTCGGCTGTGGCTCGCACGAATGGTGCCTTGTAGCGGACGCGTACGGTGCCTGCCATTACAGGGTTGTCGAATACGAGTGTGTTCCCTGAAGCGAAATCGGCTGTCGGTAAACCTGTTTGGATGCGCACCGCGTTCAACACGGGATGGTCGTCGGCAAGGTAACGGAGACGGGCATCCAACAGTTCGATAATGTTCCCTGATGAGGTGATGTTGATTTGGCGGTCCGACCCGTTGTATGTCAAATCGACGGTGACGACACGGAACAATCCGTTCATCGTCGATGAAAGGTCGTCTAGTTCGGCGTTGACCGCATCGAACATTTGCGCCCGCGGGAACCGCGGATTGACCGTAGCAAGTACGTTGGCTGAGTGAGCCGCAGCGGTCGTTCCGTTGAATCCTCGTTCGACTGTAATCGTTTTCGTTGCTGGGTTCGCATCCCAAACGTAAAAGAGTTCTGATTCAATTTCGAATACAGAACCATTACGAAAGCCGCCAAGGTCATAAGACATAACAACAGTCGTCGTGCTGCTATCGAGGCTTGTCGCCAATTTGTTGCGTTCTTCAACGACCCCTGCCAACATCTGACGCGAAGCCCTCGTGAGGACTGTCGCAACCGTAGTCATTTAGTAAGTGTAACTCCCGTACCCTGGGAACGAACCTGCTTGTGCTTTCGCAGAAGTTTTGCGTGTCCGCTTACCCTTCTTGGGTTTCGGTGCAGGGCGATACTCCTTAGCGGGTGCGCCTTTCACGGAAGACTTCTTGTTCTTGGGAAGTGGCATTACTTCTTCTTCTTGCCTGTCTTCATTTTCTTGCCAGTCTTCTTCGCTTCAGCCTTCGCCATAGCCATACCCTTTGGGGTGTATGCGAACTCTTTCTTTCCAACTTTCGGCATGTCACTTGTTCCTTTTGTTGCGTGCGGATATTGCTTTCGCCTTGCTGCGTGCATCCGATTTGGATGATGCGCCCCAAGCCTGTAATGATAATAGCAGGCGAGTCGGCCTGCCTTTCTCATCGCGTTCAGGTCCAGGCATATTGCCCATGCGGGCAAGGAAGGATGCGCGTCGCGGATTGTCGCCCGCTTTGACAGGGGCCTTCAATGTGCCACCCTTGTATGATGCTCGACCTTTGGCGTTCAGTCCACCTTTCGGGTTCTTGCCCTCTTTGCGTGTCCATGCTGGGGTTTTAGCCACGACGAGAAGCCCACGAATTGTCAACAAGATTCGGGTAGGGGCGACCCGCTTTGGAGGCACGTGTTTTGGCTGCCTTCTTCTGTCCAGCGGACAGGGGCTTAGATTTCTTTTTCGGGTTTTTGGTGTCCCAAAACTCTTTCTTCTTTTTCATAATGTTGCTCCTATGAGGTTTCCGCTATCGCATACTACTTGATAAATGTTCTCTGGTACGACATACTCTTGCCCTGGGAGGTAGGTGAACTCTTTGCCGTTGATACTTCCTGAGACTTTACGTTTGACACGCATAGGCAATCTGAGGATGGACGGTTCCCATTCGGGGTTTTCAAGTAAATTGCCGACGAGCAATGTGTCTGCCAACTGGCGGGCGGCGTTATTCCAAGACCATGCCTTCGTTTTGCGGACCCTCAGTTTTGCTGACGTTTTATGGTTTTCGTAATCTGCGAACATGGTGCGCATGGCGTCAGCCAAATCGTCGGGGTTGGACTCGTCCCACAATCCCCCATAAATTGACTTGGATTGTCCGTGAGGGATAACGATGCTGGCAAGGTCCGCGAACTCTGCTTGACCAGAGGAAGCATTGATGATGGTGGGGATGCCCATAGCCATTGCTTGTAGGGGCATGAGTCCGAATCCCTCACCTCTTGTGGCTGCAATGTAGCAGTCGGCATCGTTGAAAAACTTGACGGTTTCTTCTTCGGTAAACCATTGCCTGTGCATGAATACGTTGTCGGGCAGGGTAAGTGGCGGAACGCCATGTGCTTCAGGGTTCGGTTTCAAATGTAGTTCGGCATCCAAGTCGGCTCGTTTGAACGCCTCCAGTACGATGTCCAAACCTTTGCGTAACCATTGTGAACCGCCAGCATGAAACCTAAATCGTTTGTTGTTGGGGCGTGGAGTGGCTTTCCAAATTGTGTGGTCCACCCCTAACGGCACTTTCTTTACGTTCTTGTGGTAGCGAGAAAAGAGTTCTAGGTTGTGGTCGCAGGGTACAAGAATCTGGTCATAGAAATCCAACCAAAGTGCGCCACGCGGGTCTAACTCTGTGGATTCCCACATTGTGAAACAGGTTCGATGTTGCCCTTTGTAGAAACCTTTGATTTGGTAGGGCTGCAACATGTTGACCATTACGTCGGCATGTTCGTGGAGTGTTATGTCGTTGGGGACGTGGCGCACAAAGTTGTGCCACATTGCTCCGTAGCCGTATCGCGGATGCGGGTACCCTTGCCAAGATTGATAGTTCATTGCGATACGTTGACGAAGTTCCAATCCAACGCATCCTTCAACGGGATAGCGGGAACATTGTTGTGGGCGACAAGGGACTGCAGGTAATCGTAAATTACTTCGTTGAAAAATCCGAACACGTTCTGATGAATATGCCCGACGGTGATGGTCGGCTGGCTCATCACTTTTACGGTTTTGCAACCAAGCCCAGCCCAAAATAGCGGATATCTGGTATCAACTTTGTTCAGGCCAAGCGCAACGTTCATCGCTGCTCGACGCCACACGTTTGCTGTAATCAGCGTTGATGCAACAAGTATCGACTTGTCGCTGAGGCTCGTAATGTAATCGGGCATCGTGCCGTTGAAACCTGCCCCTGTTTCTCCTGCGTTCGCAGACCAATGAATCACCCTGTCTACTCCGTCAAGCATCGGCAACAAGGTTTCTATTGCGCCTGAGAGCATCGTGTCATCGTCTCCGAATACCCACACGTACTCCCCAGAGCCGCAAGCAAGTCCTCGTAACACGTTGGGGTCGCCTTCAATGTTGTAGTGGCGGTTTGAATATTGGGCTTGTGGGTAACGAAGAACAATGTTTTTTGCAAATTGTTTTGGGTCGTTGTCGCTGACAATCAGTTCAACTTCGCTGGTTAGTTGGGGGATGATGGATGCAAGGCAAACATCTAGTTCGCTGCGGAGGAACGTAGGAACGTAGATTGTTAGCCGCATCAATCGGCAGTCTTTTCTATTTTTGCTGAACCATCAATTTTCATAGGTTGACCACCCGTTTGCCGTATACGTTTGTAGGCATCCAAGTCTTTATCTAATGACCGTTCTTTTGAGTTGAGATGTGCAACATTTTGGCGGGTTGGCATAGCAGAACCAGACATGCGAACATGCGAAACACGGCAAGCAAAGCAGCCTTCAACATCTAACGTCGGATGAGTCTCTGCGTGTTTCATGTTCCCCTACGAAATGTATGCGCCGTACCCTGCCGCTGTAAGACTAGCAACCTCGGCTGCTGACACATCGTTATCCGAACCACCCCAATAGACCTTGCTGATGGTGGTGATGTCGTTCGGTTCGTTCTCGGTAAAAGTGCCGTCAGTAAGTAGGAACACGTTCCTACCCCTGGGTTCGGCATCGAAATGGCGGAACAGCGAATAGGCGAGTCTTGCCTCCTGGGAGTCAATCTCTTTCGGCGGGATACCCAATACCACGAAGTCGTCGGTTGGTGGTCTGAAGGTGCTCATGTTACGTATTCACCATAGCCTGCGGCTACAAGTTCGGCTTTTTCTTCTGGTGTCACAAAGTTGTTGGAGCCACCCCAATAGGTTCGCAGTACTGGGTCACGGGTTTCGGTGCTGCTGAATGTTCCGTCCACAAGTTTGTATACGTTGACGCCTGATGAGGTGGGTTCGGCGTAACGGAACAAGCGACCAGCAATCGAATCGTCAAAACGGTCCGCGGCCCGAATCTCTGTTGTGGTGGGGGTGCGGAAGATGAGCAGTTTGAGTATTGCGTTCGTTTCACTACTTGCCCCTGATGCGGTGGCTGTGCGTTGTGCGACACGGGCTGACACAATCTGTCTGCCGCCTTCTCCTGATGCTGTGGCGGTACGGAAACGGGTGATGACACGCTGAGAGGAATCTGTACCTGTTCCTGCTCCTGTCGCTGTACGAGGAGCGATATGCAGTTGGGTGACGCTCGATGTTCCTGTGCCCGATGCTGTTGCTATGCATGCGCGGGTAACTTCTTCATCTGTGGTGGATGCCCCTGTCCCTGATGCGGTGGCGGTGCGTAGCACGAGACGAAGCCCTACTGCTGTTTGCGAGCCTGTCCCTGACCCTGTGGCGGTGAACGCACGAGTGACAACACCATTCGCAACCGAGGTCCCTGTGCCTGCGGCTGTGGCGGTACGGGGCGCAATATGCAACCCGACAGCACCACCATCCGTGGTCCCCTGACCACTCGCTGTGGCAGACCGTGGAACGACACGCTCACCCTCAGCGGTCTGCGAACCTGTGCCAGAGGCGAGTGCCGTGCGCTTAGCAACCAGCACCCTAGTAGTCGATGATGCACCTAACCCTGAACCTGTGGCAGCACGCAACGATACAACTAGACGTTGCGCAGTTGACGACCCTGTACCTGCTCCTGAAGCAGTACGGTCAACGACGACTAAGCCGCGATAGAAACCTTGCGTCGAAGCAAAAGGGGAAGCAAAATAGACGACCTTGCGGTACGTGTAATTCGGTACTTCTTCAAACTCCCGAAAACCAGGAGTGTCGGTAAACCCGAAACTGAAATCGGTGACTCCAGTAGCCATGAGGCTACCTCACCCTAATCCAAAGTAAGAGTCAGCGAAGTGATTTGGAAAGTGTCACCAGCAGTCACAGCAGCAGACGAAGACAATGCGCCAGTCCACAAACAGTTACCAGCAGTCAAGTTATCCCACAAAGAAAAATGCGAATAAGTTTCCGTAGTGGAAACGTTCGTCCATTCCACGGTTGCAGAAGACGCCATCGAACCAGATGATGCGGCAGAAAAAGAAACCGCCACACGAGTCGTATTTGCGGCTGCGTTACTTGTACCCGCTTCACCAGGGTCGCCCAAGTGAAGTTTCACGTATACGTTTGCCACCGAAAACGATTGAGCGCGAAGGGTGTCAAGCAGTTTGTTTTCTGCATAGTTAGAAATTGACATCAGTTACCTCGCACAAGATGATAGCAGAACAAAAAGAGAAGCGGTGGGGCAGGCCGAGGGGAGGACGACCCACCCCACCACATTCAGTTGCTAAGCGCTATTAGGCGCCGAGCGATGACGCCGACTCGATGCGACGCAGCGACGCTTCACGGAAGCGCGCGTAGCCACCGAGCCAGTACCAGCCGACAGGCTGGAAACGGCTGAGCACGTCAACCACTGGACCGCGCACGACGCGAGGGAACGCACCGTTGCCATCCACGATTGAGTGAGCCTTTGCAAGCGCCTGACGACCTGCAATGTGGGTGCAATACGCATCCACGGTGCCAGTCGAGCCTGAGCCGTTCGAGGCGTTCTCGAAAATCTTCGCACGTGGCGTCTCAATGAAACGCACACCTTCGAAGGCTCCGACTTCGCCGTTGTAGATACCTGCTGGGTCGCTGTACACGTGCGGGTCACGCCACGAAGCCACACCTGTTTCCTTGCGGAGGTCGTATGACACGTCTGGGTGAATGTAACCCATGTACATGCCGTTGAACGACACGGCGTTTGCCTTGCGCAAAGCGGCAACAATCTTGCGAACGTCGTTCGCTTCGATGATGTCGTTTGCGGTGATGCTTGTGCGTGCGCTTGGGGTGGTAGTTCCGCCACCGCCGTACACGACGTTGGTGCCAGCGGCAAGCACGTCACGGATAACTCCGTCGATGCTGATACCAGCGTTGTAACCAACGAGGTTCGCGGCTGCTGCATCCACGTCAAGGAACGAGGTGCCACGCAACTTGGCGGTGGTGTTCACGGCATTGCCGTACTCATCCAGCGTCACTTCAACTTGGCTGTCGCCCATCACCACTGGGGTGATGTCGGTGTCCTCGGTGAGGGTGCTGGTCTTTTCGCTCAAGTCGTTGAAGATGGTGAACTTCACGCTTGAACCTGGCATTGCTTGTGCGACTGGCATCACGTCTGCAACCGCGTCGAACAAAAGTTCGGAGCGGAGTGCGAAGTACGCAATCCTGTCAAATGCAACCTGGTCTGTGAGCAGGCTGCTCTGTTGTGTCTTGGTCATGTCCTGTCCTTCCCCGACAGGGTTGACCTGTGCGGGCTAGATGTTTTGTGCTTCTTGTCTTGCCTGAGCCAAAATCTGCATCACTTCATCCGAGTTCCGAGCCTGGTTGAGTTTCGTATTCCAGTCAACGACGGGTTCGCTTGTCTCACCAGCACGTTGCGCCCTTGTGACGCGGTTCCATGCATCTGCTTCAGATTTGGCTTGCGCATTATCGGCAGCCACCTGAATGAGACGGGCTTCTTCCGCCGCTGTCCTTATCGCCTCAGGAGTGATTTCACCTTCGTAACCTTTTACGAAATACTTAGCCATCGGGTTATCCATTGGGATTCCCGCTTTCACAAACGCATATTCGCGTTTGAGTGCTTCGGCTTCCGTCAATGCTTGCTGGTTGGCTTTCAACTCTTTTTCAAGTTGACGCATCCGTGCCCGCACAGGGTCCTTGGGTGTTTCATCACCAGTTTCGTCTTCGAAATCGTGGACGTTTGACATTGGCTCACTCCTTTACCCACATCACGCTGGAGGGGCGTGATGGCTGTTGTCGTTATGACAATGTTGAGTGTAGCACACGGTACCGTAGCCGTGCAAGTACCCTATTGGGCTAGACCGATACCTGTTTCAACGGTGCCTGAAGTGGCGCCTGAGGTGCGGGCGAACTGTCCTCCTGTTTGGAACTGTCCGACGCGTTGAGCGCGGCGACGTTCCAATGTTTGTTGTGCTTCGACATCGAATCCGAGGGCTGCCCCAGCCTTTTGTGCTTCGGACAAACCTTCTTCGCCACCCATCTCCTGATACAACCCTGCGAGTTGCCCTGCCCGTTCGAACGCGCTTTGGGCTTGTTCGGCGGTGTAGCCGCGAGCCACCAAATCTTCTGCTGTGGCAGCACCGAACTGGAGTCGGCCTTGTTCCCTGCCGCGGGCACCGATGCGGGCTGCCTCAACTTGACGTTGAAGGGCTGTGGCGGCACGGGTGGGGTCAATGAAGTATGCGGCTAGGGAGGATTCGTCGTTGCCAACTTCGGGGTAGAACTGGCGGAGGGTGTTCAGTACGGCTGGGTCTGCGTCACGTACCCTAGCGAATCCTTGGTCGATTCGGGATTGGAACTCGGCTGGGGAAACGTCACCTTCGATAAGTTTTTCGAAGTCATCTGGGGAGTCGTAAAAGTTGGATGGGAGACGGTTGGCTACGAGGGTGGAACGGTACTGCTGTTCCAATCCGATGTAGGTGGCGGGGTCTAGTTCGGGTAGTCCGAGGCGGGCGCGGGCGGCGTTGGCTTTGAACCGTGTTTGGAACTGTTGGGTTTCGCGGAGGTTGAACAGGATGGCGTCGGAGTCTTCGACGCCTTGGGCGAGGAGGCTGCGGATTTGGGTTTCTAACCCTTGTAGGCCTGCTCGTTGGAGGAATGTGTTGACGACACCAAAAGCGTTTTCTTGGCGTTGTAGGGCTTGTTGGCGGGCGAAAACTAGGGCTGGGTCTTCAACGGATGGGGTGGTTGTAGTCGTTGTGGTGGCAGGGGTCTTTGTGGTGCTGGTGATTGCTGATAATTCTTCAAAAGTTTCGGTGCCAAAAAAGTTCTCTCCCAGTCCCTTCAGCGCCGCAGCACGTGTTTCCGCATCTGCTTCCGCAAGGCTGTCAATAATCCCTTGGCGCATTTCCTCTGAGGTGGGCTGAGTGGTCGTTGTGGCTGTTTCCCCACCCCCATCAACGGACTCAAACATTACGTTGCTCATGCTCTATACCCGAACTTCTTTTCTAGGTCCATAACCAAACTCGTTGCCTGCTGCTTCGCCTCAGTCGTGAACTGCCAACCATACCTGTCATCAGACTTCAGTTTGGTAATCCAGTCAGTCAGCGACATCGGTTTTTCGCCCATCAACGCTGAAGCGAACTGGGTTGGAACCCCGTTCTCGTTGACGAAAGAAACCTGGTCCGCGGTTTTCTCTAACACGCTTGCCGCTATTTTTTGGTAAGGGGAGAAAATCGTTTCCACCGAAATGCCGCGGTCCAACAGGTCCGCAAACGGAGAATAACTCACCTTTGCTATGTCACGCAAATTGTTGCGCAACATATCCTCCGTCATCACAACACCGCTGGCGGGGTCGGTTTCTTGGGCGAGGATGCGGGCAATTTGTGTGTCATCGGGGCGTTGCCCGTAGGCACGGTAGATGGCACGAATACGGTCCGCATCATTACCACCCAACGCAGTTTTCGCGGCGGTAGGTGTCGTAAAGTCTGGGGATACGGCTCCACGTTTGAACGCCGAACGATACACGAGACGACCCAGTTCCACGTCGCTTGAACCGTTGCGTGCTGCTACGCCTGCGACTTCTTCGAGAGTGTTTTGGTCGAATTGGATTTCGCCGTACTCGCTACGAATCTTGTCAATCTGCGCCTGGATAGCCAACTGTTTTTCGGCAGGGGTTTTGACATCGAACCCTTGCTGATTCTTGGAGGTGTTCAACCCGTATGGGGTTTTCTTTAGTTCCTGGAGGAACTGTGCTTTACCTTCTTCGGATTTGAACCATTCTTGTTGAACGGCTTTGCGTAGCAAATCTGCGACACCTTCGAACTTGGGGTCGAGTAGGTATGCGTATTCGCCTGCTTGTGTGGTGACGAGTGCTTCCCAGTTGGAGGGGGCTTTCTTGCCTGCTTTCAACTGTTCGCGAATGTCTTTGCGATTCTGTGGCGTGTCAGGCAAACCTGATGCGGCGAGGGCTGCATCGACTTCTGCTTTCGTTACGCGCTTTGGTGCCGCTGCACCACCATCGCCGCCCAAAGGGGGTGGTGGTTCTGTCACTTTCTCTGGTACGACGCCCATCGGTACTGGTGGAATGAACTTGCCGCCAGTACCGATGGGCCTCGTGGGTGTGGCAACGGTTGGTGTTGCTGCATATTTTTTTTGCAAAGCCAACTCTTGTTTGATAATCCCCGTTTGAGGTCCAGCAGGCGGCGTATATGTTTGCGCTTTGACGGCAAGTTGTTGCGTGATTTTGGTTTGTTCTGCTTGCAGTGTATTGCGTAACTCGATGAGATTGTTGTACGCTTCCGAGAACTGCGGCAGACGAACCGTTTTATTTGGTGCCGTGAAATTGGGGTCGGCAGCGTTTTTGGGTACATAAGTTCCCTTGGCAAGAGCATCATTTATTTCTTTGATTTGTTTGTTGAGTTCGTTGATGCGTTTGTCGCCCGAAACTAAATCGTATTGTTTGTCTTCAGCCATCATGCACCTCCGAACGCACGTTCGAACAAATCTGCCAACGTACGGAAACCTTCAACTTGGACTTCTTCTTGGCGTCCTTGACCGACAGCCTGTGTAGCCAACGTGCTCAACGCAGGAGCCTGCTCTGCGCCATATGCTGCTTGACGTTCACGGGACTGAACAAACTGTACCGCTTCACGAACTTCTTTCGGAGTCATCGTGCGACCCAACTGGCGGAACGATTCTTCACGCAACACAGTTTGAATGTCCTCTTTCGCGGTAACACGAATCGTGCGACCTGATTTGACTTGTCCACCAGGGTACTCATTTTTCAGGTATGCGATGCCGATGTCTTCGGTAACACCCCAACGGTTCAACTCCATCAAATACTTTGATGTTGCTTCCAAATCTTTTCCATCGAACGTTGTTTGCGACGGTTTCCCGCCCTCATACAAACCGTAATCAGCGAGCGTGTTCAACAACGCTAAACGTTCACCGCGACCCTTGGATGCCAAGAAACGGTACGCCTCGGTATCCAAGTTGTATGGGTCATACGGTGCGCGTTTGATGACACCGTTGCCGTCAACTAAACCTGGGCCTCTGTAATAGGTTTTGTTGCCACGCTGAACGAAGTATTGCTGGTTGTAATAATCCTGTGTCCCTGCAAGCGCCAAAGAGCCTTGTGTGACGGGGCGTTCGGTGAACTGGAAATCTGAACCTAGCGAATAGCGGGGCACGCCTGCGGTGCCTGTGGTGACGGTGGGCATCGGTTCGATGTCCACAATCGGCTGAGGCGTTGGCGTGTTGCTCATAGTTCGTCAACCTCTGATGCTAGTTCACGGTCCCAGACTCTCTGGAAATCTGGTACAGCATCCGCTAACGCGGTACCGATATTGAACAACCATTGACGTAAATCGGCTGCCTGTTTCGCTGTGGCGAACCCGCCTTCTTTGCCGCCTGCTGCAACATATTGGGCGATGGCCTGGTCACGATAGTTCAAGTATTCGCGGGCTGCGCCAGCAATCTCATTGTTTGCGAGTCGGGGGTCTTCGACGGCTCGTTTCATTTCTCGTACGCTGCGGTCAAACTCTCCGACGGTGAACATCGGTTTTGCTGGGAATCCTGGGAACTTTTCGCTAATCTTTTCGCGTTGACGGCTCAACCAGTCGCGGACTTCGGCTGGCGGATATTTACCTGCCTGCCGTTTCAGGTCACGGTAGATGGCGTTACCGACACGGAATTGGGCTAAGTCAATCATCTCTGATGCGGTGAGACGTTCACGTTTCCCTGTGCGAATCTGGCGGTCCCATACCGAGAACGAGAAGTCGTCGCCTCCTGGGGCGAAGTATGCGCCCGTCAACGGGAACGCTTCAAGGACGGCACCGTTTTTGCGTTCCCAGTCACCGAACTGTTCCGTTGCTGCGATACCAGGTTGCATCGCCTCGGTTTTGGATGAAACGTAGAGGAGGGCGTCGTCGCCGTAGATGCGGAGGAACTCTCCGACAGCGGTGTCATAGTTGGTGGCCTGCAAATCTTGGAACGCTTTCAGCAGATACGAGGCGTAGATGTCGCCTTGGTTGGTTTCTACGATTGCTTCTGGGGTTCCTGATGTTGGTCCCAAGAATTGTGATGCTGCACGGAATAGGGTGAGTATGCGTCCACGCCATTTTGCGTCGTTGAGTAGCCGTTCTTTTTCGGCTGGGTCGTCAAGGTTGTATTCGCCTGATGCTGAGAGCGCGCGTACGGTTTCGGTGTAGGTGTTGGCGTAGATGGATTCTGTTTTGCCTGGGTTGTCACGCAACGCTGAATACAGTTTCGTGGCATATCCTGGGACGAGGGCACCAGGCTTCTTCCTGCCGTATGGCAGGAGGATTTCGACGATGGCATCTGCTGATGGGGTGTCGGGGATGAGTTCAGATGCTGCGATTTGGGCGACAGGTCCGATGGAGGGGATGACCTGTAAGCCCATTGACAAACCTTTTACTGGTGCTTGTAGTGGGGCGTTGACGCCTGTGATGATTTTGGATAGTTCACCTGAGAATGGGATGTTGAAGGTGTTAGTTCCTGTGATTGGGTCTTTGTAGAAGAAGCCTTGTCCGTCGTTGTCGGGGTCGAAGTTGACTGCACCGTTGTAAACAAGTTGTGCGCGTCGGATTCGTGTCGGGTCTTCGATGAGGAATGAGCCGTATCGTTTGATTACTTCACGCCATGCTGGTCCGAATGGGACGATGATGCGCAGGATGTCTTCCATGTTGTTTCGTTCTACGGCGTTGAACAATGTTTCTTTCGTGTCATTCAGGGCACGTAAGCCTGCGTAGTCTTCTAGTTGTTTGACGGTGCCCGTACCGTTAGCGGAGTCCAGTTTGGCTATGAGTTCGTCGTATTTGTCTTTGCCGCCGAACAGTTTTTCTTTGCTGATGCTGGCGCGTTGTGCGCGACCTTCAATGGAATCTTTGAACAGTTGCGCTTGGCGCGGGGTCAACAGGTCGGCGTTCTCAATGAACTGTTCATAGTAGAACTGGCGGTAGATAGGTGAACGTTCGAACTTGCGGCTGGCTGAACCGTATGCGTTGTCGAAGAAGAAGTTGACGCCACGGTTCCAAAGTTGCAGGGCTTCTTTCTGTTTCTCGGTTATGCCTAATGCGTCTGCTTCACCTAATTCGGGTGCATATTTGACGCGTGCGGGAAGGTTGTTGCCACGTGTTTCGTACACTTTTTGGATGTAGTCCTGTAATTCTTTTTGGCCTGCGGGGTTGTCCCATACGTCGTTGTCGGAGAGGCGGCGCACAGTCCAAGACGTGTCGCTGTTGACTGCGGTGACGACACCGCTAATCGGTTTACCGTTTTCGATGCCGAGGGTTACTTCGGAGCCGACGCCGCGACGTAGGGTGCCGCCAACGAAGTCGGCGTCTTTCAGGTTGCGTGGGTCAATCGTTTCGGATGCGGCTAACGGGAGGCGGCGATGGGCTACGGCGAAACGTAGTGTTTCGTCTCCGCCTGTGGTGAGGTCTAGTCGCGGGTTGCCGAGACGGTTTATCCAACGTGCCAACACGTCGTCGGTTACTTGTCCTGCTGCGACGCGTACGGTGTGCATCTTTTGGGTGCCTGGGTCGTAAACGTCTAAGCCGCCTTCCAGGTAGCGGCGCAGCCTGTCTAATGCTCTGACTGCTTTCGGGTCTTGGTTGTTGCGTAGCCATGCGACGAGTTCTTCGGTGGGGATTCCTTTGGCGACAGCGTTGTTGATTTGGTCGAGTGAGAGGCGGCGTAGTTCTTCGTACATGCCTTTGAGGTATTGGGGTCGGTTGCTGACTTTGCTGACGGTGACCATCGAGTTGCTGCGTAGGGCACGTCTGTAGGTGGCTTCGGGGTCGTCGATGTTGCGACGCAAGCCGAACGATAATGCTTCTTCGAAGTCGTCGGTTCTGTCGGACATTTTTTTGGCTAGGTCTTCGTATTCGATGTCGTCTAGTGCGCGGCCTAGGAAACTTTCGGGCATTGTTTTGCCTAGGACGAGTTGTATGTATTTGATTGGGTGGTTGAAGAATCCTGCTTTGCCTACGGTTGCCATACGGATTTGGGCGTCGAACATGTTACGGAAGATGTATCCGCCTGTCATTAGGGCGAGTGGTTTCCATACTTCGTTTTGGAGGTAGTCGGCTACTGCTATTGCTCCCCGTGATTTGCCTGCGCCGCGTAGCAACTCTCGTGGGGCGTCTTCTAGTGGTACGCCTGCTGCGAGGGCGGCTGGTGATGGGAAGTCTGCGAACTTGGCTTTCTTGGATAGGGCGCGACGGATGAACGGGTTGGCGGTGACGCGACGTACGGCACGCAGGTCGGGGAGTACCTGGATTTTGTCTGCGAGTTCTGCGAGCGAGCCTGGTCCTGCGAGACGCAAATCTGCGAGGGTGGCAGGGTTGAGGTCGCCATCAAATACGAGTTGCCCCGAATCTCTCAATGATTGCAGTAATCCGAAGTCGTCGATTTCGCCTGCTTCGTTGATGAGGTAGAGGCGTAGTTCTTCACGTACTTTGGCGACACGTTGGAATAATTCGTTGGCTACTTCGTCGGCATCGGATTTTACGAGTGCACCGAAACCTTGGGTGAGTTCGTCGGATACGGTTTTCTTCACAATCTTTTCGAATAACGTGTTGACGCGTCCTGAGCCTGCGGCGTTCGGGTCAGCGAAAACCTCCATTACTTCTTGCATGAACTCTTTACCTTCACCGTCGGTGAGTTTGAGTCCGATTGACTTCAGGTAGTTGCCGTACGAGTTGACGGCTTTGATGGAATCCTGACTGCTTCCTGTTTTGATAACCATGTCAGGCATCTTCGTCAACATTTTGCTATTGCGCAGGTTGTTGTAAATGGGGATTCGTTCGCGGGCTTTGACGATTTGGCGGATGTCTTGTGGGAATAGTCCTGATAGTTCGGCGTCCATGCGGTTTGTTTGTTCACCGATAATGGCAAGGATTTCGTCACGGCTTTTCGCATCGGCAAGACGTTTCGCTTCCGCTACGTCAATCTTACCTTTGAAGACGTTAGAGAAAATGTCGTACGCATCCTCTTTCTCCACGAGGGTGTTGATAAGCCGTTTGGCTTTTCCGTTTGTTTCAGCCCAGGTACGGAACTTCGATGCGTTCCAAGCAACCATCTCACCCTCGGATAATCCTGCTGCTGCCAGTTCGCCTGCGCGAGCAATTTTGGCGAACGCCGCAATCTCATCAGCCGTCTGAATGGCGGGGATGGCTGCACCAGAAAATCCAAGTTTTCCTTCAAGACGCGCAACCTTGAGCGCCTTACCACCGTAGAGGGTCGGGTCAGCAAAAATTGCTACAGAAGCATCAACCAACCCAGACAAAATGTTGTACGGCTTCGAACCAGGAGCGAACACAACATCCGCCGCACCACGACCCAACGTCCACGCGGAACCGTTGATGGTGCCACGCACGCGACGTGCACGCTCAGATTGTTTCTCGGCTGCCGTGCCACCCAGAAAGAAACCTTCACCTGCGCTAATCGCCTGACCAGTCACAGGGTCCACCTCACCCTTGGATGCGGCAATCATCGTCCCCAAAGAAGTTGATTTGAACCAGCCGTCAAACCCTTTCGGATTGTTTCTGTTCAACAGTTGTGACGAAACGTTCTGCACCAACTCAGGTGCAAGGTTCAAAGTGGCGAACGCGTAACGTGAAGCGGCCCTAAGCGGGTCACCAATGTTGCGCTCAACCCAGTTCCTTTTCCGAGGAGTGGTCGGGTCCAAACGTGCAGGCAACTGTTTCGCAGACTGTGTGGATGCGGCGTTCACCAACTGGTCTGATGCGCCCGCTTTGGCTAACGCAAGAATCTCACCTGGTTTCATCCACGGGTTCGCACGATAAATCTCACCGATACGAGCCGACAAACCTGGAGACGCTAAAGCGGCAGCCTGTTCACGCAACTTGTTTTTAGATTCAATCCCATCCAGGATTGCGTCTTCGTCAGCCTTTTCTGGTAGCACCCCGAAGGCCATTAGTATCCTTCACGAAGAAAAGAATCCAAAAGGTCCGCCAAATCATCGTTCGGGAAACGTTGATAAATTGCTTTCAATTCCTCAATCACGTTGTCGCCAGCAGGAACCATCATCGGAATACCCGCACCTGAAGGACCGACACCAGCACCGAACGGTGCACCAGCAGTAATCGGCTCATCAGGACGCGCCGAAGGAGCCGTCAGTGAACCTGGAGCCGCTGGACGTGCAACCTGCTGAGCGCGACGCTCCGTAGGAGCAGCAGCAGTAGGTACCGCTTGGACGCTACGTTTCTGCGCCGTGGCCTCACCGTAGGTTTGTCCTTTGAATTGTGGCTGAACCATTTATCCCCCCAGTTGAGCAAGTAAAGATTCAAGTGACGGTTCACCAGCAGGCGCAGCAACAGGAGCCTCAGCACCCATACCTGGCATAGCCAACCCTGGCATCGTCTCAGGTGCACCCTGCGGCATCGCGGCAGCCTGACGTTCACGGGCACGCTCATCCGTACGTGCAACCGCTTCAAACAGTGGAACATCTTGTTCAACTACGAGACGGGTGAGGTACGCCAAATCTTCTGGCTGATACGGGCCTTGCGGATTAGCAGCCTGCTGCTGAATAGAAGCAAGCAAAGCATCCTCCACACCTTCAGCGATAATACGGTCATGTTCGAAATCGGGGTCGGAGATGAGAGGGTCGGCTTCACGAGCAGATTCCTTCGACATCAACCCTGTACCCAGGCGTTGCCCTAAACCGATAATCAGGTTGTTGACATCGGTACCAGCAGCAGAATATGAGACGAAGTGGTAGTCGGTTTGCCAAATCTTGTTACCAACATACGTTTCTTGTCCTTGTGTCATTCGTCCTGACATGAAGAACGTTTTGGTTTGGTCACCCCAATACGCTTTTTCTAAAGCAATCGCAATCTTGTCCTCATGCAACAGGCTGTTCGCAAAAATTTCTTGTGCCTCTTGCACACGGTAATCGACGGTTGCCGAGAGGACTGCTTCACCGCGGCGACCAGTACGAATGTTCGTAGCCGATTCGCCACCAAACTCCGCAGGGATAGCACCCTCCAAGCGTTCTTGTCGTTCCAAACGGTCCAACGCTGTATCGGTTTTGTAGCCAGGGTTCAGTTGCAACTGTTGGATGTCGCCACCTTTGACGACACCGAGGATGCCTGCTTTACCGTCAGCGATTTGCAGAATCTCAGGGTTTTCGCCTGGGCGTGCAATCAAATATTCTTCAGGGAAAATGCCGCGCTCAATCGCAATCTCCGTGAGAGCCTGCAAACGTGCACGCGTATAATACATACCTAGTACGCCGTCGAATTGTCCTCGCGGTTTATCGAGGGTGATGCGTTTCGGTACGACTGCGAGTGGCATACCTGTGCGGTTGGGGATTGCTTCCAACAGGATTGCTTCCAAACCTGCGCGCTCAGATGCCGACAGTTCAGGGTTGTCTTCGGCACCTAAGACGGCAAGTTGTAGCGAGTCGTCGCAAACATATTCGAGAAGTGTGTAACGGGAATCGGAATCGACTCGCCCGAAACGCAGTTGGTCTGCTACCAATTCCCCGTAGTTTTTCAACAACCATGAGGCGGTGACGCGTGACGTGAAGATGCAGTTCTCTGGAACCACATCGTCATCGTCCATTGGTGCGGCGAATGTGTCCAACGGATTGCGTACCTGCCATTTGGGGGTGAGTGTACCGAAATCTGGTTTCAAGAAAACTGGTGACGACGAATACGCGAGAAGGTGACGTGCACGGCGACGCAACTTCATTTGCATACGGTTCTCATCCCAGAAACCGAGCATCGCTTTCTTGCGCATACGGGCAAGTTTCTTCGAGTTCTCTGACCCTTCCTTCACTGGAGGGAAGTATGGGTTCGGCATTGTTGAGGAGACACGCATCGACATCTGCTCTAAGCCTTGTACGAGTAGGTTGGCTACGTTGGTTTTGGCGTTGCGGTCTAACTCGTTCAACGGAACGATTACGTCCCCGTTGGCGAGGTCGCGGACGCGACGCATCTGTTCATGCACGGGGCCAGCAGCCAATCGGCGCTGGTGGTACAGTTCAACAATTTCGTCAAGCGACCTCAATGGTCAACTCCTTATCGCCCAGTAAGACGACTACCGCCACCGCCACGCATGAAACTTCGCATACCTTCTAATACGGAACGGGTACCGAACTCTGCGGTGCGACCAGACAAAACATCTTTTGCTGCCTTGCTATAAGCGGCGGTACCTTTTTCAAATGGGCCAGCAACGATGTCGCCCGATGAGCCACTTCGAACGTACGCTTTTCCACCACGAAGGAAATATTGGTCGGCACCGTCGTCGGAACCGCCCATATTGCTTTTGGTTTTGGCTGCACGTTTCTTACCCATAGTGTGTTTCAGGATAGCACATCATATCCAAGAAGGGCGCCATAGGCGAGGTGGGGCTTTCAATGGTCCGAGTTCTGGGAGGTGGAGCATGGCAAACCAGGCTGCCATCACCAAGTCGGTGCCATTCTTTTTGTTCGGTGTCCACGACGACAGTTCCTCGACGAAGGCGAGAGTCTTCCAGTTTTCTCTCATGGTTGGCATCCGAATCTGGCCTGTTCTAAACAGGTTCGGCAACAAAGCCTCAACACCCAGGTTTTCGTCTAGTTTGTTTCTGGAGGTTGTATGAGGAATGACGTTGACTCCGTGGAGGGCCTGCCACTTGCGGACGAAATCGTGAGCCAACAGGAACCGTTGAGCGGCGTTGACTTCAACTATCCAGTGGGATATCGGGTAGCCCATGTCGAACGACCTGTTTTGCCAAATCTCCATTATGCCGCCATAGTTACGGCTGCTCGTATCGTAACCAAGTAGTTCCTCGGCAGTCAATTTGGTTCGTTCGCAGTCAATCAAATAGCGCAGGTTGGTTTTGGGTTGGTAGAGCCACCATTGGATAGCCCAAAAGTTTGTTGGGCTTGGGTCCACGGATGCAACTGAGATGATTGGCGGCTCAAGATTCGATGGGATGTATCCAGGTCTGCGGTCGTTGTCGATGCACCCTGGGTAGAGCACGCCGTCGGGTCCCATGCCGCCTGTCGCCCACACCCTCTCAATGAGGTAGTTGCCTTGTGCCATGTCTTGCTGCTGGTAGATGACTTGAAACTTTGCTGGGGTGGAGTGTTTTAGGTACGACAAGTCTTTCCATGACAAGCGGTATGGGTCAAGTAGTGGCCCGTTAGGCCAAGGAGGTGCCGTCGTCTTACGGGAATCACGCCCTGTGTCCAATTCTTCGTAATACGCTTTATAAACGAAGTGGGTGTACTTTGATTTCTTTTCAGGTTCCTTATCTTCCGAAATATCCGTAACATCGGCACCGTCGTATGCGTCAGGGTCTTCCTCATACGTCACTTTTGATAAACAATGTGCGTAGAGGTCACCTGGGCTTAGCCTTTGTCCGATGACTGCAAGCAAACCGCCTGGGTCTACACGTGCTTCGGCTACCGTGTCCCATCGTTCTAGGAGTTTGTCGCGGGCTACGGACTCTTTAGCGTTCTCAGGGGTTGCTACGTCGTCAAACAAGCAG